AAGTCATCACCACCTTCTTTTTCATCGAAGCCCTCTTCACGACGAACTTCATTAGGTGTGCGTTGGCCACTAGCAATCTCAGTACGATGCATCTCGACCCTGTCTTTGCGGTTTGCTCTTAAGATAGCGTCTGCATCAATGACAAACTCATACTTTGACCAGTCTTTACGGGGTAATAAGTTGGTTAATGCTGATAGCTCTATACGCTCCAGGTAAGGCCGGATGTTGAATTTGTGAAATGCTTCGATAATTGCGCTGATTCCAGAACCCCAGTTAGTCGACTGGGTGCTATCATTGATTAGGATACTTGGAACCCCAAACATGCGAGCAATCTCTTCTAAACTAAAGCGCCTAGTGGCCAGCAGTTCGATATCATTGGGTGTAAGTGATATGGCTTGAAATTTCATATCAAGCGGCAATACTGGGATTTCAGTTTCAGTTCCACTGACCAAGCCAGTTAGCTCTTCACGTAAAGTGTCACGTTGTTCTTTGGTTGGGCTACCCTTGGTCATCAAAACGCCAGTTGGTTTTGCACCATTACGCATCAAAGTGGTGACTTTGTCATCTGCAGCATCAGCCACAGCGATTGCTTTGGCTGCATGCTGTAGCGGTGATAAGCCTTTGATTCCGGTGCCAAATAGTTTTATATGCCAGATATCATGGGCAGCATAATCTTTATGGATAGTAGAAGTGATGTGACGACGGTAAATAATTTCACCATCTTTAAGCATGGGCTCCATATTGGCTGAATTAATAGGGTCTAAGCTTATAATGCGGCTGTTTTTGTCGCCTATACGAGTAATCAAAGAGTAAGCATTGCCGTCTGATACGAGATTCAATAGCAGTTGTTCAAAAAACTCTATGCGAGTCTGACGATAGTTTGGCTTGTACTTTAAAAGCTTGATTATGTCATGATTAGCCTTTTCACCTCTGTAGCCATTCTCGTCAACTTGGTATAGGTCTATAGGTAGGCTTGCAATGGTCTCAGATAAGAGTCTGATTGAGGCAAAAACCGCTGATACCGTCATAGCTGTATCGAATGTTACGTTTTTGGCGGTAAGAGGTCTGGCGGTTATAGGGTTTTGACTGCCGTCCTCTGGGTCTTTGGGTGCATAGCCAAACCAGCCCAAGACGGATTTGAATACGCTCATAATTATCCTTTAATTGAAATAAAGTCAGATAAATAGTCATCTAACTGGGCGCTAAAGTCGTTGCTTGGTAAGTCTCCAGTTTCATCATAAAACTGGCCACGATTGGTAGCGATAATTGCAGCTACAGCACCGTCAATTTTGCCGTCATCTGATTCTTTACGGGGAAAAATATTGTCATTTGCATCGCGCTTAACAGTGACGTTGCCCATACACCATCTAAGCACTGGGTTACCATCATGATGCAGTCGGCCACTACTAAGTAGGGCTTGTAGCCATTTCATTGGCTCTGATAAAAACTCTTTGCGCTGCTTAACTTCTATCATTGGTACTTCTTGCTCTAAGAGTCGCATAGCGATATAAGTAGCATTGAAGGGATCGTAACCGACTTCTTGAACATTGTAGTTGATGTGGTCGTCGATGATATCTCGCTCGATCCGCGCGAAGTCGGTAATATTTCCGTCTGTTACTGTGAGCCAGCCTTGACGTTCCCATTCCAGATACCTCTTCTGATTAGGGTTATTAGCGTTATCTAATTGAGCTCGATTGATATAGAAGTCAGCGAAGAAGTAATAGTGAGATTGTTCACCTTCTCGTCGAACAAACAAATTAACTTTGGCTGCTAAATCGACTTTTGACGCTAGATCCAAGCCAGTAAAGCAAGGAACGCCGACGAACTGTGAGCGCTTTAAGGATTTATTGGCTGCATCATCCCAATCTTGCATGTTCAGCCAGCCACTTCGAGCAGCTACCCAGATGCACAAATGTTTGGTCAAAAAGTCAGCTTGAGAGTCAGGACTAATCCGAGCCCTTTGATATTCTGCCTCTAAAGACTCTTTGTAGACCGAAACCCCGTAATTAGGGTTGGCTTTTTTCCAGCTCTCTGGGTCCTGCCAATCATCGCCTTCATCAATGGTATAAATAATGCCGAAGTAGCGGTCGTGTGATTCCAGACCAGATAGTACTTTTACAACTAGAGTACGGTTTTCGTAGCACACGCCGTCTAAGATAAAGCCGGCTGTAGTGATGGCGAATAATAAGGGGTGTTCACGGGCACCCATGCCGGTAGCCATGACTTCATAGGTGTCATTGGACTTGTGAGCGTGCAGCTCATCAATGACAGCACAATGAATATTTAGGCCGTCTAGGTTGCCACCGTAATCACGGCTGACTGCCTTAAATGTCGATGCTGTCCTCAGCGAGCTGACTGCGTGAGCAGTGACATCGATATCAAGTGCTTTGGCCATATCAAAGCGTTTACGCATCATGCTTTGGGCGGTCTCGAATACGACACGGGCCTGATCACGCGTAGTAGCTGCAGAATATACTTCAGCACCCATCTCGCCATCAGCGAAGGCCATATATAGACCGATACCGGCAGCCAACGTTGATTTGGCATTTTTACGAGAGACTTCTACATAGGCATAGCGTTAACGACGCTT